GTGACAATCTCCTCGATGCCCTGCTTCCCGGCTTTCTCCAGCACGGCGGCGTTTTCCTTTTCCACCGCTTCCTTCTGCTTCCTGTTCCAGCAGGCGGGGTCGGTACAGCGGCGTTCCTTGCCGTTGGGGTTCCAGCGCGGCGCGAAGCTTTCGTTGTGCTCGCATTTTTGACAGTCGCCGATATCGAAGCGGGGCGCGTTGGAATCGTAATAATTATTGTTGGGCGTGAGCGACTTCGTGGCGTTGTAGCGCTCGTCCTGGATGCGTCTCGTAAGGTCGTTGACGGACCATCCGGCGGACTTCGCGTCTTTCAGGAACTTCTCCTGCTTTTGCGGGTCATCGTTCAGCGATAGGAGGGCGCGGCCGGTAGACTCGTTGATTTCCTGTGAAATAATCATCTGCCGGACACTCTCCGGCAGCTCCAGCAGGCGGATGGTGTTAGCGATTTCCCGCAGGACCTCCGCCGTAAATTTTAAGCGGCCCGCCGGCTGGTAGGGATTGGGGCGGACTTTCTCCAAAGGCGCGTACTGGACTTCGTAAATAGTTTTTGTGATAGGCATCCCTTTACTCCTTCTTTCTCTGGATGATGGCGATGAACTCCGATTCCGCGGGTTTTAACTTATCGCTCAAAGATGACTCGGCGCCTTCCGCGTAGTCTTTCGCCAGAGCGATGGCTTCCCGCCGGGCTTTCTCCGGGTCTTCCGTATCGATGTCCAGGTCAGCGTAATGCGGAAAGACTTTGTAAACGTGTACGTGTATCATTGAGCCTCCTTTTTACCTCCCCTGTTTATCCGGGCGGGGCAGGGAGAAGGAGGAGGTCTTCCCCCGGCCCCGCTTTTTGTGTCCCGGCTCGGTTTGGTGTCATCCTACCGAAAGATGGCTGGAGCTAACGTTCGCCACACCGGTTATCCCATGGGGGCTCATAGCCCCCGACATCGGTCTAAAGTTTTGCCATGTTCCTGGCGCATTCCTCCGAGTACGGGCAGAAGTCGCACTGCTCGCTGCCGGGCGCGTAAGTAGAGCCGCAGCAAAGGGGGCAGCCGCCGCCCTCATAGCCGTTCACGTCCCGCCCGCAGCCTTCGCATATCTGGCGGTCGTCATCGCTATCGGAGTACTCTTCAACTTCCAGTTCGTATCCCATTTTCCTATCCGTTCCCGTACTTATTTCCCGTTACGTAAGTACTATATTAAAGGGTAAAAAAATTTAGTCGCGGGCGTCCGGATTGAATTTTGGATTCCAGAGCTCACCGGTGGTAGTGTTTATCTTCTCGATGCGCAGGTCCATCTCCGCCTGGGGACTTTCGATTGTTACGCTAAGCGGCACGCCCTGTTTGGAAAGGTTATGCAGCCGGGCGATGTCTTCCGATGTTAAATGCGCCTCGAGCGCCAGCACGTCGCTGTCTTTTTTGAACTTGATATCCAGCCCTTCCACCCGGTCGATGATTATTTTTATTCCAGACATTTTGCCTCCTTTTAATTCCGGATAAACATTCGTGAGCATTTTCTCGATGAGCTTTTCCGATTCCGGCGTTCCCATCTCCGCCGATTCGCCATTGTAAATTATTTCCGCCTTGTTAATATCGAGAGACATTCCTTATGCCTCCTTCATTCCCGGCGCGTAACGGTCCACCAACCGCGCCCACGCCATCTTCCGGTCGTCGGCATCGGTAAGGTCGTAAGTTTTTAACAGCGGGTCGACGTCTTTCTTGAGCTTTTTGAAATAGAACTGACAGCCCCAGTAGAATTTCTCCCGGCTCTCGAACGTCAGCTTCTTCAGGTCGTCGATGTAACCAGGCCCAACGCGCGGCGGCGCTTTGTCGACATTCTTTCCCGGTCCGGTTGACAATGCGGTTTTTCCCGCCGGAGAGGTCTGCGGCAGGCTCTTCATGTTGACCTCGTTGAAGGTGCAGCGGTAATAATCTTCCTTCGTGCAGAAGTCTTCGAAGACGCCGAGGTCGATTCGGCTGCACGTAAATTTGCGTTCGTACTTATATGTACCCGCGGATATTGTCTCGGTATTTATCAGGCAGAACCGGCAGATGCCCTTCAGCTTTTCCGCCTCGTCGAAAGGTTTACTCATGCTTCCAGCCCTCCTAAATTCATCAGCGTGTGACGTTTCTTTAGTTCCAAAAAGTTCCTGATATGGCAGGAGTTGATGCTCCATTCCTGCCCCCAGGTGTTGACGAACCGGCTGAATAATTCCGGATAGTACACCAGGGCGTCTAATTCACTGCCTGTGGCATCGTATATCAGGGCGATGGCGAGCTGGCGGGACCCGGGGCCGGGAAATCCCCATGAAAAGAAAGAGGCGAGGTCGAGTACCTTGCGGCTGGCTTCCGGCGTGAAGACCTCGGGTTGGAGGTTGGATATCAGCACGGGCTCGCCCATCGGCGGGACGGTAATCTTTATAACTTTATACGCCCCACCAGGTTTGGAACCTTCATATATCGTGCCACCGCCTTTGTCAGCCGACTTCAGCATTTCGTTCATCCTCCCGATAACTCCGTCTATCGTTCCTTTAAATCCTGTCAAGACCGGCTCCTTCCGGGGAGCATAGGCGCGCTGGCCGTCCGCTCCCCCTCCTTTTTATTAAGCCCAGCGCCGCGGCGATCTCTTTCGGTAACCCTATCGCGGAGGACGGCGGACGGCCATTCCCCCTTTCTCTTTCTGCCTGCGCCCGGGCCTGGCTTGCTATTTCCTCGATGGTCTTTAAGCGGGGGCGTCCGCCCTTCAATCCCATCTCCCTCATGCCCTCCGTGCCGCGCTGGATAAACGTGACGATGCCGCCCATCCGCCCGGCCTCCGCCCGCTTTTGACTTAGCTCCGGCGAGATGTATTTCATAAATCTCCTAATACAGCACGGCGAAAAGCCGGTAGAGCACCGCGTCTTTTGACACCACCGATGACTCGTAAGAGCGGTCTGACCTTACCACCCACTTCCCGTTTTGCTCGCCGGTAATGCGGCTCAACGTGAGCGCGCCGCCGTTTTCAAACGCTATCACGTCCCCCACCTTAGCTACAGATGTCCTCTCCATCACCACCTCGATGCCTTCCGCCAGCCAGGGCAGCATCGGGCCGGTATCGGATAGCGTCATCACTGCCGAGTTTTCAAAGCGCACCAGCACCGCGCCGTTCTCCCCGGCGGTGACGCTGCCGCCATCGATGTGCTGCGGGCCGGGGCGGATATCCGCCGTCAGTATGGCCAGCTTTGCTTCCATCTCCGCGATGATGTCATTCTTTTCCCCGAATTTATAGAGTAATAACCAGGTGTTTGCTCCGATGATTGCCACGATTACGAGTGATATGATGATTAGATTACGCATGCTTTCCTCCTTTTTCGCTCGCCATGTAATTGCGGATTAGATACTCCGTCTCCGGGTGCCTGGCCCAGAGCGCCTGAAAAACTTTTAACCCCACGGGAACCTTGCCGGCTTTCACGCGGGAGAGGTGGCCCGGGTCTATCCCCAGCGCCCTGGCGAAGGCGTCCCCGTATTTATATTTTTCTTTCTCTATTTCCTTCATCTTATCGATGAGGGCGCGGTGGGCGGGTGAAATCTGTATTGTCTCTGTCATATTGCCTTCTTCTGTATCTCCCCTTACGTAAAGTACTAGCCGTACCGGTACGTTGGTACTATTTCGGTTTACTGGGTTTTATACTAGGATATTACTGTGTTTTATTATTATAATTGGTATATTGTATTTTGTCAATAGGGTAATAGGTATTTATTTCCACATCTTGTAAATAATCAAGGGAACAAGGACAATACTTAACATGGGCGCGATACCAGTAGGTAAACTAATACGTGAATTAAGATTAAAAACAGGTTTAAGTCAAAGGAAATTATCAATCCTATCCGGTGTTGACAGGGGTTATATCAATCAACTTGAGGCTGGCAAAACTATAACAATCACGCTCGATATGGCATCCCGGTTATCCAAAGGCTTGGGACTGGCGCCATCGGTTTTTATGGACCTGGTGACCACGGAGGACGCGGATATCAAAGCCTTCCTCGTCAATGAATTTCCCAACCTGGATGAAGAGGGCAAAGACTGGGTACGCCGCACGCTCAACATGGTGCGTGAACGGCAACGGGATAAATATAATACGGAGAAATAATAATGAAATTTGCATTGGTGCTTTTTATTATCGCCATTCTTATTCTTCCTCTTCTGCTTCATCATGCTGCTGGCGGGGTTGGCCAAATAAAAAAGCCGGGGAGGGGTTTTATCCCCTCCCCGCTTCCATCTGTGATACTATACGTACTTATATTTTGGTATTTTTATTCTTTGCCCGGCCAGGCCGCCATCGCCCGCTTTAACGCCGCGTCTCCGCCCGCGCCCGTGAAGAACGCGATGACATAGCTTAACGGGCCGATTTCCGTAAAGTTGAACGCCAGCACTATCGGGCAGGCCGCCACCACCGACCGTATTATCGACCCCGCGAACTTCCGCCAGTCCCACCCCTCTTTGCTTTCCGCCCATCCCAGCAGGTCCACCGCTATGCCTCCGCCTACCGCCGCTAAACCGATGAGTAAAATCTGCATCTGAAACCTCCTGAAATCTTTATGAATTCTTTATAATTAAACCTTTACACCCTATTGACATGCCTATATAGATATGGTAATATAATAGTAGAGTAAATAAACAGGAGGCAATCAAATGACACAGATAACAGTAAACACACCAGAGGGAACAGTAACGCTAGGATTCTGCAATGAGGAATGTCAGAAACATTTTGAGCATATGAAAGAGCGCGACCAGTCCCAAATAGCATTATCTCAGGCACTCTGGGAAAAACAGTACAATCGCAAGAGCACACATTGCACATTCTGCGAAGAAAAATTATAGATAGAAAGGGGAATAAATGGAAAACAAATTCGCTCAAATCAACACAGACTGGCAGGAGGGAGTAGCAGAACCACTCACCGGAGAAGAAGAGGAAGCCGCTCGTAATTACATTAACAAGAAACTGGTGGAATGGAAAATAACTGACGATGATGAGAATGTTAACGATTATATCGTCAGGGCATGGGAGGAATGGGTTGCCACACCAGAGGCAGTAAAATTTAATCAACAGCACTAGCCAACGCCGGGGGCTGCGCATCCGGTCAACGCAGAATAACAACTGGAGAATGAAATGACAGTAACTGATATTTTAGCTCAAATAGAATCCGAGACCGGCGTTGACGTTGCCGATATGATGGTCGTCCCACAGCCTGGCGCCCGCCGTGTACTGCGGGAAATCACAGACGGCAATCACAAACTCTACGTTGTCACGGATACTCTCACCTGCCTGCGCTGCGGTCACAACTGGGAACCCCGAGCGGATCAGCCGCCCAAATTTTGCCCCAGGTGCAATAGCCCGTATTGGAACAAGCCTCGCCAAAACAAATCTAATTCACCACCAGAAGTGGCCCAGCAGCACCCCGAATAATATTCCCAGCGCCACCCACCACCACCGCTTCCCCGCCAGCTTCGCCAGCGCCACCCCGATGAAAAAGAATATCAAAATAAACAGCAGCGGCGCCGCCTTCTGCTGGTCCCGTATAATATGCGTCCACGGCCGCCCGCCCACCGCCGTCCAGAGCTTTTCGTAAAGCTTTTCCAGAAAGCTTTTTTCTGTGTCCAAAGAATCCCCTTACGACATGAAAAACTTAATGTCCCACCCCTGCCAGTTCTCCAGCGTCCGGCTCATCGTACGCGTCTGCGGCTCGATGAACCAGAATGTTCCCGCCTCGTCAATGAACCAGTTCAGCCGGTGAATGTGGCTGTCCACGATGCCGCCCGGGAACGCCCGCTGCCGGCAGAACTCCCCGTAAAGCACCCCCGCGAAGTCGTCGCAGTCCATGTCCTCTTTAACATACGTCAGGGTTGCCGTCTCCGATACGTCGAGGAGCTTCTGCACGTCCGCTTTTCTATAGCGGCGCGATGTCCTGTCCGCCAGGTGCAGGTCCGCCGCGCTGTCCCCCATCTCTTCCATTTTATCGAGCAGGACGGATGAAACTTCGTTGATGTCTATCTCGCCGACCGGCTCCAGGACGACAGGATTATATTTTGCCTCGACGGCTTTCAGCCGCCGGTATTCTTTTTCTCCGATGATTCGCAAACACATACCGCACTCTCGCTCTCAATGGACAATCAACAGCGTTGTCCCCACGCTCAAACATGCCGTGACTGCACAGCTGATGGTTATCAACTTCACCTGGTCCCAAAAACTATGGCCGCGTTTTCTGTTTTCCTGCAATACATCTATCTGTTCCGCATGGGTGGCGCAAGGCAGGCAGCCGATTGCCCTTATTAGTTCCCGTGTCGTTTTGCTTAAATCCTCTATAGTTTTATCGCCCTGCTCAAGGCGTTGTATGACCCGTGACATCGTGGCGTCAAAACTGTTAGGGTTGAATTCAATACCATCAGACATAGGCTCCCCCCTTCCTAAATCGTATCGATGATATCCTGTGTCTTGTTTGCTACGTCTATATCCATCAGCCCGGGGTGCTGCAGGTCCGGCTTGTTCAGCCTCATGATAAGCTGCGTCTCTTCCACGTCCAGCTCCTCATCTATGACCGTCACCGTGTTCCCCAGCGCCGGCTCCTCGAACTCCCGCCCCTCCTGAACCGATAAATCGATTGCCTCGATATCCATCGCTACCCGCGGCTCTTTTATCTCCGTGAGTTTTATCCTCCCCATCTCCAGCAGCGCGTCCGCATCCGATGTGTTGAATTTCACGGCTTTAGAACGTATGTCCGCCCTCTCCGTGACATTCTCGAGGTCAATTAAATAGTCCGCATGGGTGTAGGAAATGACATAGGCGACGTCTTCATCGTAGCTGGCGATGGGCGCCCTCAAAGTGTTCTCGTCCGCGCCCTGCTTCCAATTCACGGTCACATCATCCCATCCGGTGGAATCCCAGACGTAAATATCCGTAAAACCGCACGAGGGGTTCTGGGAATAGGGCAGACCTAAATACTGCGGGTTCCATTCACGGAACCTGACTCCGGTTATCGTCTGCTCGGGGAAAGCGCAGACCGCCCATTCGTCGTGAGCGCCGGCGGGACTGCCGTAAAATACAGTGTGCCAGGCGGAGCTGTAATAAATATCTACCTGCACCGTCGGCGCTATGAAAAAGTTATCGCGGAACCGGTAGGCTATCAGCCATTTCACATGAGTGACCGCCGTCGCCGCAAGGGAAAATGAAAGCCATTCCGTCCACTGCTCATGAGGCCAGATATAATAGATAGCCTGGGTAGCAGGATTATCGTCATGGCCGTATGCCGGATTTGTCCAGCCGGTAGAAGATGAGACCCCGCTCGGGCTTTCCCACGCGCCGGTCGGGCCTTCTACGGTAACATTCGCCGGAAGGGCGTCCCCCTCCCCGCTCCAGTCTTTGTACGCGGAATAAAGCCCCACCAGCCGTATATATCCGTACGTGGCGTCCGCGGACTGCAGCCCGGAAACGCGTTCGTATTCCTTGGCGCTTAAATTTATACTGCTGCCGATGGGGTACAGCCGGTTGCAGTAATCGATATAGTCCCTGCGGTACGTCATCCCGGTCAAATTTTTCCCCACCCGGATTTGCTGGCCGGTGCTGCCGCCGATGGTATCGAGGAGGGAAAGCGTCACCGTCATGGGGTCGTCCGGGTCGTAGGCGAAAACCAGGTAGCCCCCCACCGTGTCCCTCACCGTCTTTACAGCCGCCCAAATATCCAGCCCCGCGATTTCCACCGCGATGATACTGTCCAGCGCGGCGCTGACCGTCCCCAGCGTGATGCGCGCCACCTCCTGGTAGCCGAGCAGGTCCGTCAGGATAGCCGTTACATCACAGGCGTCCGTTAGCGCTTTTGTATACGAGACGATAATGTCCCGCGTGAGCACCTCGCCCACATGCTGGCAGCCGACCTCCCACGAGGCGGCGCCGCCGCTTCTGATGCCGGCCGGATTGGTTATTTTATACCGGTCTACAAAATCTCCGTGCGTGTAAAGCCACGCCTCGTTGGGGTATTCGAGGTGTTCCGCGGCGGCGTTGTCCGCGGAAATATTGAACTTTAGCGTCCCCAGCTCGTTGATGCGTTCTTCCGTGTTCATCCCCCAGGCGTCTTTTGCGTACGCCAGCGTCTCTCCGTCCGGGTTTTTTATAACGATATTAGAGGATGCGGACGGAGCCGCCGCGCTTTTCCGGTAGCCGCGCGCCGCCGCGCTGTAATCGCTCGCCGTCCCGAAGGTTAAATAGCAGCGGTAATACCGCCGCGCCGGAGACGCCGGCGCGTCCCAGTCCTGATATTCGGCGTGGATGGCGCCGGTGATATTAGAATAGTTTTCATCCGCCGCGCCGAAGGAGCATAATAAATCAGAGCAGTTGTAGTAACCGGCTTTTATCCAGGCGGCGGAGCGCGCCGTATCAGATACCCTGACTTCCTCTATAATTCCGTCTACCGTTCTCGTTCCGGCAGGACTATTTCCAACTAACAAATTGCTGCCGGCGTCCGTGACTCGGGTTCCTATTGGGGTAGTTGATTCAGTGATTCCCGCGCCTACGGTTTTTGTAACGCCGTCAATAATAAATGTGGGATTATTTGCCACATCATTAGCATTATAACTGATGACGATATGGCAGGAAGAGCCAACAGGTACGACGCTCTGCCCGGCAGTGGTAATCCATGAGCCGTCAGCCGCGCCGTCAAAATTAAAAAAGAACCCCAGGCGCAGAAGCCCGACCGATTCTCCAAATACATAAATCGACCAGCTAACGTTTCCCTTAACGATAATATAACCCTGGTCGTTTTCGCCATCGGAGTCAAAATCCACCAGGATTTCAATAGTTCCCCCGCCGTCAAATATATTCTGGATGGCCGCTTTATCCGCAACGGTAATAACGTCATCCGTTGCGTCATAATCCTGCGCCTTGCCTATTACGCCATCCGCTTCCAGAGGCTCTCCGGCGCCTTTCTTCGTCCCGTCGTTATCATTGGTGGTGCTGTCCGTAATGTGCGAGGTGTCAACGCCGTCGTTCATGTGCTGTACCATGACATGGTTAGCGTCCCATACCGCCTCGGCCGCCGCGCTGCCGGGCACACCCACGTATCCGGTATTATCGGCGTGGGTGGAGTCGTAATAGAGATAAAGGATGGTATCCTCAGTGTCCGATATCTCCCAGTCTGACCGGCTTACCCACAGAATCGCTTCCTCCCCAACCTCATCCCATTTTTCGATTTCCACATATAATTGAGTCTTGTCATCCGCCGCCATTACAGCCAGTTTTAATTTTTCCGCACCGAGTTCCGCGAATACGGCAGGTTCCGTAACGCGCAGCATGACGGGGAAATGAGTTAAAAGTTCATCTATTTTTGTATGGTCGATAGTAACCGGTATCCGGTAGGTATAATCCGCTTCGCCGAAGCTCCGCTGCCACTGGTAAGAAGCATACGAACCGTAAAAATTCCCCGTAGCGGCGGCGCTTTCCGGGCTGTCTCCGGCGGAGCTGCGCGCCACCACCGTATATGCCTTTTCATCGTTGGATAATTCCAGCCCTTCTATCTCCAGTTGGACATAGCCGGCATATTTCCCCGCGCTGGCTTTGGATTCACCCGCGTCGGCAAAAGCGGTTTCCGTATCTTCCCACTCGTCTACATCCCCGAGCCACGCCGAGACGGGAGCGCCGTCACGGTAAACCTGGTAGTCCGTGGCGCCGGTGGATTTGTCCCAGGTGACGGTTATGGTATCGGGCTGGTCACGCGTAGCCTCCACATTGGCGGGCGCGGCCGGAGCCGTTTTCGCCTGGACGGTTGTGCCGTACCCTGTGCCGCCGGGACTTGTCGCGTACGCCCTCACCCGGTACGATGTGTTAGGGGAGAGCCCGGTTATCGCCTTGGTGTAAGCGCCGGTCCCGAACGAACCGTCGTCATAGGCGACGGAGTCAGAGGTGGTAGGGTCGCCCGAAGTTCCTTCTTTATAACAAAAGCCGCGCCGGGTAGCGTTTGCCCCGCCGGTGGCGGTAATATTCCCGTTGCCCGTGACGGCATTGTAAGCGACGCCGGATACCGCCTGGGTGGTTACCGTGGGGGGGTCGAACCAGGTAACGACAACATATAGCTGGGTGGACCTTGCCGAGGCGAATCCATAGAGGGCGCACCCCGCCTGCAGCGCATCGATATCATCCCAAGTCCACGCCACGCCGGTTTTGGGATTGGTAGCCCAGTTGCCTGTATAGGCGGCGTAACTTTCCGTACTAGCCTGCTCCGCCGATGTGTATTCCGTGCCGCCGGTTTTGATTTTGAGCTTTACGGCGCCGCCGCCGCCGGGATGCCGGGAAACACATACCACGGCGACATTGGTTATAGCGCCGGTTTCCGTCGTGTGGTTGGCCAGGGCATAAAGGTCATATAGTTCGGACGTGAGGGCGTAAACATACGAGGTATCCCCGTCGTTCGTAAGCTGCGCCTGCCAGTTGCTGTCCCCCGCGCCCAGAGATAAGCCGGTGACATCGCCCGCCCTGGTCGGGGCTAAAGTCAAAGTTGCCATTTACAGATACCTCTTCCGGTAGGTAAAATTAACGTCCCCGGTAAAACCGGAGGTGGATATAGCGTTGCTCCCCGCCAGCAGCGTCAGAAAATCGCCGCTAACCGTCAGCATCGAGTCGGCCCCATTCAGCGTAACGTGTCCCGCCGCACAGTCTATTACCAGCACGTCGCTGGCCACCAGGCTTCCTTCCCAGGTGAACTCCTCTCCCGTGGCAAGGTTTTCCAGCACCAGCTCGGTATCGGTAAAGGTGTCATCGATAGTAATCGTAATCACCGGTAAAGCGTTCGCGGTACCGCCTGCCGTCTCCGTAATGGAATCCGGGTCCGTATCGACGACCTTATCGCTGTCCGTCTCCGTGTTGTCATAAGCGTCCGGGTCATGGCAGGTGAAAACGATTTCCCCCTTCAGCACATTCGGCGCCGCCGGCCGGACGTAAATATTCCCCAGCGCCAGCCAGTACCGGTCCGTGACGCTGTCTAACTTAAGCGCCGCCGGCGTCTGCAAATTCAAAACGCTCTTAATGCTGTCTAAATATGAAAGCCGGTTCGCCAGGCTGGACGCATAGACTGCCACCTCCATGGTGATGACCCGCGCCGGCCGGACGCTCCCCAGCGGCACCGCTTTGTCCCGGACCTGCGCGGACTCCGTCAGCTGCTCGAGTACATCGTCATAGTTCTTCAGCCGCAGCCCGTACGCGCTCAAGTCCGTCCCGTTATAATTAATGCTTTTCGCCATTTAAATCCCATTCCTTCAAATTCCACCCCTCCCTCTCTGTGTACGGAGAGGGAGCCGGAGGGAGAGGTTTTTCTATACCCTCGTCTGCTGCATCCGGTAAAGCTCCCGCGCTACTTTCCGCACGTCCGCCTCTTCCCGCACCGTCAGTCCCGATATATTAAAATTGTTAACGATTGATTTTCCCGCCCCGCCCGGCTGCTGTATCATCGTCTCTCCCCCGTGTACCACCGCCAGATAAGGCTTGCCCGCCGGACCCGGCACCACGCCATCCCATCCCTCAAAGGATGGAAGATTGACTTCCGATATATTGAACCCGAATTTTTTCCCGCCGATTAGCGGCACCCAGTCAGGCACGTCGAACTGAATTTTGTTAAGCATACGAATCATCCAGTTGATTCCAGCCTCGATGCCCGCCCACGCCGCACGGAAAGGCGCCAGTATGAAATCCTTCACCGCGCTGAAAGCGTTCCCGATTTTCTCCGGGATGCCCTTGAAAAAATCGACGATTTTATCCCAGTATTTAATGATGAACCCCACCGGCCCCAGGAAGAGGACTCCCCACTCCTTCATCCAGTCCACCACATTCCAGAATATTTTCTTGATTCCTTCCCAGAGATTCCCGAACCAGGCTTTGATTTTATCCCAGTTCATAATGATGAGAGCCGCCCCGGCCGCCACCGCCGCCACCGCCAGTATCACCAGCCCCACCGGGCCCATCAGCAAGGTGAATCCCGCCGCTATCATCGGCAGCATCAACAACAGCGGCCCCAGTACCGCCATCAGCGCGCCGATTGCCGCTACGATAATCGTAATAGTGGACGCGAGTTTTGGGTTTTTGTCTATCCATTCCATTATTCTCTTGATTACCGGCATCACAACGTCTACTATTTTTTTCAGGACCGGCAGCAGGTTGCTCCCGATTTTTTCCACCAGGTCTCCAAAACTCGCTTTTAAAATATCGATGGGCGACGCCATTTTTTCCGCCGCGCCGGCCACTTTCTCCTGCACCACCGCCAGCGCCTCCGCCGCCGTGGCATTATCCCCGAGGATAATTCCGTAGCGACTCAATGTCCCGAACTCGCCCTGCGCCACTTTCCCCAGCAGCTCCGCCGCCGTCCCCAGGTCCATCCCCTTGGCCGCGGCAAGGTCCAGCGCCGTCGGTAATAGCTCCAGCGCTTTCTGATAATCCCCGGTGGCGAAAATCAAATCGCTTAGCGCGTCCCGCTGCCGGTCGTCCGCCACGCCGGTCTTGTTCTGCATCGCTGTGATGTTTCTTTCAAGCGATTCAGAAACTTCATCGTAAGACACCCCGACGTTATCCAGCACCGATGACAGCCTGGCGATGTTGATTCGCTCTTCTTCCGCAGCCTTGGTGGCAAGCCCCAGCGCCGCCGTGATGGCCACCCCCATACCCGTCATCATCTTTCCGGCCTGCGACAGGTTCTTCTGCACCTTGTCCAGCTTCTTCCCGAACTCGCTGTCATCCATCCCCAGGACAACAAATAATTTTTTAAATTCGCCCGCCATTACTTCTTAGCTCCTCCCAGAGAGAACATCACCGCTTCTATTTGCTCTTGCAATTGCTCATCCGTTTGTCTCCGCTTACCCCGCTTTTTCCCAAAACGCTCCGGCAGGAAATTTTCAATTTTCATTTCCCTTGATTTCTTCGGGTCACTCAAGTACTTCCCGATCGCCGAACACAAAAAAGCGGAGCGGTATTCCTCCCAGCTCCGCTCGCGTGAAAGAGCGCAAAATTGCGCAAATGTCATGCTCCAGAATTCTTCTTCCGAAAGCCCCAGGCAATAACGGCCATACGACCAGACCTCTAACCAGCCGAAGCTTTCTCCGCTAAAGGGCCGGTTTCTTTTTTTTCCTCGCCCTCTTCCGCTTGCGCCGAACCATCCGGCATCGCCGCTGTAAATGCTTCCATGAACTTTTCCTGGACCTCCGCCATGTTATCGATATCTATCCATGAACCAACATTTTTCTGCGTCAGCCCCTCGTCATCATGCAGCAGGCAGCACCAGATGAGCGCCCGCAGTTCTTTGACGCCCATGTTCTCTTTATCAAAACCCTTCAGGATGCTTTTGCCCGTCGCCTCCTCGAAGCTCACCATGGCGTTCATATCGAACTTGAGGCTCCGCGACTTCCCGCCTATGTCTATTTTTATTTCCGGCCTTACTTTTTTCGGCACATTTTCTCCTTTATATCGAGCTTTGTCGAGATGTTTTTCCCGCTTAGCTGTTGGTGAATGCCGGTTTGCCGGTGACCTTCATGCTCATCGTGGCGTTCATTACGCCGTCGAAAGGCCGCGCCGGGTCCCAGCCGGTGGCGATAGCGCTGATTGTCCATTTACTGACAGCGTCCGGATACGTGATAACCAACGCCCCCAGTGTCCGCGCCTGCAGGTCCGTCAGGAAATATTTCTGCCCGGTCGTATCGCCGGGTATCTCCCGCACCTCGATACTGATTTCCCCGCCATCCACGAAAGCCGCTACAAATTCCTTGTGCGCATCGGCGGAATCATTATTCGTGATATCCACCGTATCCACCTTGGGGGAAGGCCCGTTAATGTTGAGGATTTTACCGATGTCATGCCCGTTCCATGTAGCTGCAAACCCGTAGCCGATTTGTGGTGTTGTGTCTGCGACCATTTTTGTGCCTCCTGATATTATTTTTCTTTTCACCCTTGTACCGATTCCGCCCCTCCCTCTCTGTGTACGGAGAGGGAGCCGGAGGGTGAGGTTTTCTTTTTATTCCTTCCAGTAACGCCGGTCCGGCGCGTTGGGGCTGTTGGGAATCCACCCCTCCGCGCGCCGCAGCTCGTCCGCCCAGAAGTTGATGAACGGACTGTAAAAGTCCGTATCGTAAACGATGATGAAGAGATTGACCGCCCGCCGCAGTTCTTTTAAAAACGGAAATCCATGCGCCCGCAGAAAGAACTCATTACGGATGCGGCAAAGAATGCGGCTGTTGGGACGGCCTACGTTTTCCGCCGTCGGCTCCGGCAGCCGCCCGACCGCTCTGAGTACCCGGTAAAAACCCCACAGCGCCCGGGCTTTGAGCAGGATGCCGGGCCGGGTGAACTTCCGCAGCGCCCGCTTGAACGGCTCCTTCACTTCATAGACCAGCCGCCGGTGCAGGTCAGGCCGGTAAAACAGACTGCGGTTCTGTACCTGGATGAACCGGATTGCCTCCCGGTTCTCCCTCACCGCCGCCATGATTTCGTCGAGCTTTTCCCCCAGCCCCGTTTCAGGTTCCGGGAGAACGCCCGTTCCGCCGCATGTCTCGCAGGGGAAGTCTTCTACCGTCCGCATGTCCACCGGCTTTTTGATTTTTCCCGCGCCGCCGCAGTCCGGACATTCCATACCTACTCCAGAAAATGTTCGCCCTTTCAAATTGCCTCCCCTGCCAGCGGGGGAGAAGACAAAAGGGGGTCTACTCCTTGTGACGGACGATGTAATCGCACGCCACTCCGTAAAGACCCGTCCCATCGCCCGGGTCGAGGTCCGTCTCGTCATCGTAAGTAATCAGCATTACCCTCACGCCTGCTTCTTCTCCCGCCGCCCCCATCGTCCCGCTGTAGCCCTGCAGCGCCGCCTGTAAAGCCTCCGCGATGGACTTGATGGTGATGTACGTGGACGCGAATATCGAGAACTGGAACCGCGCGCTGGCGATTCCGTCGGAACCGGCATTCGAATGGAGCCGCGGCGCACCGATTTTCTGGAACGCGATGTATGGAGCCGTGGCGTCTTTTGCCCTGACGTAATAAATCCGCTTCCCGCCGATGGCCGTGATTAGCGCCGTCTGCGCCAGGAGATATGTCATTAGAGCTACTTCGATTCGCATCTATACCGCTCCATCAATTACGTTTTTCAAATCCCTCTCGATGTTTTCCCGCACCTTGGGCATTGTCTCGTCCACCGCCGGCCGGAAGAATGGATGAGGCGGCGCCGGGTGAGGCCCCCCGTGCCCGTATTCAACGAGATGGCTATGTGGGGCTTTGCGAGGCCGGATGCCGGCGAATGCCACCGCCTGTCCCTTTAAAGACGCCGGCAGCGATGAAGCATAAGCCGCCGCTTTCAAATTGCCCGTCGGTCCCCGCGGCGCTCTTTCTCTGATGCGGTCACGCACCAGCTTCGCCTGGTCCAGTAAAATCTTTTGCTTGCCGGAGTTAACCTCTTTAATGAGCTTGTTAGCCTGCCGCTCCAGCTCGTCTATGCCTTTTAAATAAATCTGAACTCCGGCCATTTCTCTCCCTTTATCCCGAGCGCAGTCGAGGGAAAATAAAAAAGGGCTTTCGCCCCTCATAATTCCACGTGAAATAAAGCTAATCGCTAATAGCTAATCGCTTTTTACCCCTTCGCCTCTTTACACCACAGCACCAGTTCCCGCCGCATTTCCCTCACATTCGCCAGGGAAAGGATTTCGACCGTCCGGCTGCCGTAGCCTATGCGCCAGTCCGCTTTCACATCCGTCCGGTAATCTATTCCGATTACCCCCTGCACCTCCGCGTTGAGCTTCTTCGCCTCTTCAAAGCGCCGCCCGCTCTGCCACTCCACCCGCGCCCACACCGTCGCCACGTCGCTATAGCTTGTCACCCACTCCAGAGATGCATTCCGCGTCCGCACCGGCTTTTTCAGCGTGATTCTCGTTCTCTTTTCTCCAGCCCTCATTTAAATCCGTCCTTCTTCTCGTCCCTCTCTGTGTACGGAGAGGGACAGGATGGTGAGGTTTTCAACATATCAGTACGCCTTCTCCCCGCCAAGCAATGATTCGGCGCGCTTGAGGTTCGCGCTTACCGACCCGGGTGCTATATCTCCCCGGTTCTCGTAGGCATCCGTCAGGAGCAGCAGCAGCCCGTTTTTGAAATTTTTGGGGATGTCATCCCCGCTATCCCCGTACCCCGCGATGTACGTGATGCAAATCGCTTCGTAAGGGCGCAGCGTTGTGCTCGGCCATGTCTGCCCGTATCTCAAACAAATCTTCGGCGCGTACTGGTCGTTCTTCGCCAGGTAATATACGCTCCCGTCGAAGTAATATTCCGTATCATCGGTATCGTAATATTTGACGATGCCGCTGGCGGTGGCCGTTCCCGTCCCGCTTCCCTCGCCGGTGGCGGTAAAAATAACGCCGACGGTATTCGACGCCGCCCCGATGAGCGTGAAGTCCGTCGTCCCCACCGTCAGAATGCGGTAGACCGTCCCGGTAATAAAGCTCCCCGCTGTCACCGCCGGCTCCTGGACGGGCGGCTGGAGCAGTTGTATATAATCTTCCTCCGGCCATGCGTCCCGCCAGAGTTCCAATGTTTGTGTAATATACGACCGCCAGGAGTAGGCCCACTCGGCGTGCCGCCGCACCCCCGCGATGAGCTGGCTCAATTCGTCGTCTTCTACCGTGGGCCCCGCCTTCTTAATCACGTTCACCCCGAACGAGCATATCGCCCCCGCGATTGTCGCCACCACCCGGATGTACGTCTTCGTTCCGGTGTACGCTTTCTCCTGGATATCGTCCGCGTCGTCATTGTCCGTGGTGACCTGCGTAAATGCCCCGCCGGACCAGTCGGAATATTCCCCGTCCGTGTTCTCGTCCGCTTCCTGGATTTTTGCGTCGATTGTTCCCCCGGCCCCGTTTCCCCCCGGCGAGAGCACCACCAGCGCGTCATAGCCGGATACTTCCACGCCGCTGCCCTTTTTGGAGTATGACGCGGCAATCGCGTGCGCTCCCGGCGCTATCGAGCTTTCCTGCGCCAGGTTATCGGCCAGCGCCTCGCTGTCGATTCGCAGATGCAGCTTCGCCTCGGCTAACGATATCGGTTCTACCGCCGGTTCGGTTTTTACTTTTAAAGACATGGGCAAGCCTCCTATTCGGCTAGTATTCCCACGATGGATACGGTCCCGTTCTGCCCTGCCGTAGCGTTTTTGAAATACAGCGTCGAAATGTCCACGTTTTTCAGTTCGAAAGTGGCATCCGCAGCATAACTCACCGGCTGGCTGCCGGAATCACCGAAGAGCTGGGCTTTGGTCGTTACCTGTATCGCCGCCCAGCTTAATTTTTTAGATGACGTCTCGAACCGCCGCGCTGTATCTCCGGTCGCGGTATCCGCTTTAGCATAAACGCTTCCCGTCCATGCGACCTCGTTTTCTCCCGGGATTATCGGGATGGGCACGTTTTGCAATACGCACTCGGCCAGCCATACATTATCGAACGTTCCTGATGCTTCCCATCCGTATTCCAGCGAGATGCGGTATATCGTCCAGTTTTTGAAAACGGCGTCCGCTTGAAAGCTTGTCCAGGCATATTGCGTGCCGGCTGTCAATCCCGACCCGGTGGTGTTCTCGCCGTAATAAATCATCTGGGTTGTCGCCGGATTAAAGTTATGAGAGTTCCATCCGGCGCTTTTTCCCAGCCCCGCGGCGTTTCCTGACTGGGTAACCTCGGCGCGCTTGCTGAAATCCGTTGGGTCGTGTATCCAGATAACGATGTTGACGCCCATCGTCTGTGCCCCGGTCATGTAATAAGACCAGAGGGCTTCGTTGAATTCGCTTACAGGAAGTTCCATCACCGGCACGAAGAAAGCAGCCCAGTCATCACCGGTCTGGACACCTCCGTAAAGATTGGACTGCCACCCCGTCCCTTTTTGCCACTGGCTTAAATTGTTGACCTTGCTCCATGATGCCTTGCCGTTATTGGCATATCGGAGAGTTGGTTTTCCGAACATGTCCGGTTTACGAATGCTGATAGGCATGTCCTTCCTCCTGGTTTATTTCTTTTTAATCGGTTTGGTTTCTATTGTCTCGGTCGTCCGTGCCTCCTGGCACAAAGTTCCGCATTTGGGGCATCTGATTTCTTTATCGCCGATGCGGACGATTTGGTCTCCATCCAACGAGGCACGGGGAGAAGGCGCGCCGCATTCACTGCAAACGAGCCTTCCTTCCACGACTTTGTAAAATGGGTGTACACATGTTTTACCGGCCATAATATTTGTCTCCTTTTTAATAATTTTCTCCTTTTTTTAATCGAAGGCCGGACGATGAAGGAGTTACACCGCCCGGCCCCTCGTTTAACCCGCCTTTGGCAGAGGCAGGTGTTCAGGCTCTAAGGCTCCGATGAAAACGCCAGCCAGTTCACCTGGACCGTCGCGTTTGTCGATGTCAGGAACTTTATCCAGAACACCGTCGAATTAGCTGACGTCCAGTAAATATCGTTATATCCGGTAGAGTTGGCCGCCGTACCCGGCAAAGCGTCTTTAAACGTCAGCAGGATTCTCAACGGCGTGCTCCCCAGTCCATGGCTGATGGAAGCGTTCGAACTGCCCGCCGCCACCGTTACATTGCCGGTGGCTATACTCGCGAATGTCGGCGCCCCGCTGAAGTTGGGGTTGCCTGTTATCGTCGTAATCCCCGCCGAGCTGGCCGTTATGGTTAGCGTCCCGCCTACCGTCCCCAGCGTGGAAAGGTTAGCGCTGGAAGCCGTTATAGCGCCCGTGCCGGTGATTGTAGGGCTGGTGATTGTAGGGCTGGTTATCGTCAAACCTCCACCGTATGCCCCCAGCGTTGTCAGGTTGGCCGACGTGCCGTACAATGCCGTTATCGTAGCCGATGTGGCCGTGATAACGAGATTCCCGCCTACCGTCCCCAGCGTGGAAAGGTTAGCGCTGGAAGCCGTTATAGCGCCCGTGCCGGTGATTGTAGGGCTGGTGATTGTCGGGCTGGTGATTGTTAAACCTGCTCCATAGCCTCCCAGCGACGTGATATTCGCCGCTGTCGCATTGAGCTGCGTTATCGTAGCCGTCGAAGCGGTTATTGCCAGGCTGCTCGATACGGTTCCTAAAGTCGAGAAGTTGGCGCTGCTCGCCACTATCGAGCCTGTGCCGGTGATAGTAGGGCTGGCAATAGTCGCACTGTTCAGCGTCGCCCCTGTAATCGTCAAGCTGCCGGCATAAGTCCCCAGCGTCGTAAAGTTCGCGGACGTGGCTCTCAAGTTCGTGGCGGTTAATGTCGTCGCCGTCTGCGTGGTAGCCGTCAGTGTGGCGATGGTTACCGTCCCGCCGAACCATCCGTCGTTCCACTGCTTTGCCAGGCTCCCCACGTCGAACGTGTTATTCTGCGTGGGTATCAGCGAACTCGCTTCCGCCCCGGGAACCACTGTCCCCGCCGGGTTTTTTATAGGCGGTCCGGAGCCGCTGTCGCAGCTTGCCAGCCACCCCATGGACACGGTCAGTACCAGTATCAAAACGATACAAAAGATTTTGTTTTTCATTTATGCCCTCCAGACCCAGCCGCTGCCGTTGGAATATGCCGTTATTTCTTCGTTGTCCCCTGTCAGGTCGTAGGTTAGCGATGCGCCGTCCGTTACGGTTACATCATGCGTGCTGCCCGTTACCCTGACCACCGTAAACTCACGGTCCTTGTAATCGGCCGCTGTCGGAAGAGTCGCGGTCACCGCGGCGCTCGCCGTCACCCGTGATATCTTTGCCTCACCGATGGTGAAGCTGGCTGTCTTGTCACAGAAAGGCTGTGACCCCTCGATGATTTTTCCCCCTGCTATTACTGGGCTCATGTTTACCTCCTGAAATGGGATAGGGGCGGTTCTTCGCCGCCCCTGGTTTTACTTTTGCTCGACCTTTATTTTTAGATGCCGGTGATCTTGCAGAATGCGGAGCCGCGGAAGTATACCGCCGCGCAGCGCATCGTGGCTTTAATCGCCAGCACGCCGGATACGAATAGTTCTCCGTGGCTGTTGGTTGTTTCCATCTTTATGTTTTTCTTGACGAAGAGCGCGGCATAGTTGGTGAAATCACCCACCACGCCGGTGTTCTGCGTCTCGGCGGATGTCACGATGACCGGAACGCCCCAGAGCCTTTCGGGGCCGGATTCTGTCGGATTGCCGAAGATATAAACACCGTCAGAAGTGCGCAGCAGGCGGATGTCCTGCCAGTCGAGCGGATGGATGAGACAGTGGGAAGGCTCGGCAAAACCGGTGCCGGCTGTATAACCCCTCACCAGCGTCATTGCCTTGAAGAACGCGTCCGGCGTCGGGTCCGTGCCCTTCGCCTGCGTCTGGATGTTGGTCGCGTTTAAAACGCCGCGGATGTTGGGTGTAGAACCATCGCCGGCGCAAAGTTGCCCGTCCAGGCGGTTCATCACCATGTACCGCAAACGGCTCTCGATGAATTCCCCGATTCCCTCCACATCCTCGAGCTGCTCCTCGGTGACCGGTATCCATACCGGTATTTTCTCAATCGGCACGCTGCCCTCACTCATGGCAATGGCCGCTTCTCCGTAGGCGGTCGGGCTGGCCGCGTCGGTTTCCTCCGCGATTTCCGCGGCGTTATTGGTGTGCGTGGATTCGTACATGTACTTGATATCGGATAAACCGGTATTGTACATGGGGAAGGCGTCCGCAACGCGGAGCGCGCGCAGCGGGTAAAGCTCCACCCGCGGCAGCCGCATTGATTCCGGCTCCCAGCCGGCGCCGGTCCTCACGATGGTTTTCAAGTCCACGTCGAGCATCCCGGACGAGTCTTTCTTGTTCAGCCCCTTCTCTATGAACTGCTCGCTGATGGGCTTGGCCTGCGCTGTTTTCTTACCCGGCGACTCGCGGATATCGGTACCCGCTTTAAACCCGGCCGCATCGTCGGCCGCCTGCCGCGCCTTGCGGATAATGTCTTCCGCCTCCTCCAGCGCCTTGATATCGTCATGGATATCGGCGGATTCGTCGTTGAGCTTTTTCAGCTCCGCCAGCTTCGCGGCGGTGTCCCCATCGCCCAGGCACTTCACCCGGGCAAAGTCGATTTCCTTCCCGTCTGCCTCGGCTTCTTTGAATACCTGGGTAATGGTGGAACCGATTGACTCCTGCCGGCCTTTCAGGTCCTTCAGGCTGATATATTTGGTCTTAAGTTTCACGTTAATTCCTCCCGTAAATATTTTTTATTGTCTTGAGCGAACGGTTTATCTCATTCCGGATGCTGCCGCTCAAAGCATCCGTCGGTTTTTCCAGCAGGTTTTTTATCTCGACCTCTATTTCCCCAAGCTTCTTCCGGAGCATGGCTATTTCTTCCCTGCTGTTGTGTGACAGGTCCCGCCCTTCCTTCCGCCTCAAGCCAGCAAGCGACTTCGCGCGGGCCACCAGGTCGTTGACGGCGGCAAGCGCCGCCTCCGTCTGGGATGCAAAGGTCAGTCCCTGTTCTTTATCTTTTTTAATTGCCAGCGTGGCCGTCCCCATACCCGCCCCCCGCAGTACCGGAGAAGCCTCGAAAACATCCAGCTTTTTCAAAATCCGCCAGACGTGATTGCCGTCATATTCCGTGTCCTCTTCGGCATCGATGATTTTAAATCCGTAGCTCCACTCCTGGAGGTCCGGCGCAAATTTTACCGTCTCATAATGTTCCTTGCCGGTGTCTGAGTTGAGATTGAATTCACCTTCCACCAGCACCTCGTTTCCTTTTTCATGGATAACACCCTTACCCACCGGCAGTTCTCCCACCCACGAACCGTGCATGTAGGCGGATATGAGGATTGTCTTCCCTTCGGGGAACGCGCCGGGTAATGTCACATCGCCGTCTTTATCGATGACTCCTAACGTTGCTATACGTGCGATAAATGCCCCCGGTTTATCCTTCTTCAGTTCTATACCTGTGAATGATTTGCGTAATATCTCGTTTTCCATTTCCGCCTCCTGATTTTTCACCAATAAAAAAGCCCCGGCTTTATCCGGAGCTCGGTATAATTTCGTGTGAAATACTTTCTCTTATTTGTCCGGCTGGTTATTTTCCGCCGGCTTTGGTATCATAGCGTCGAACTTGTCGGCCGGTACCATGTTCGTCGGGCTCAAATACGTATCCCCGCCGTCTTCCGGGCTAATCGGCTCCAGGTTCTCGAACTCGCATATCCGGTTTGTCGTCAGCCATCCCCAGTTCCGTCCTATCGCGTACGCCCGGTACCGGCTCTCGATGTTCCCCCGCAGCAGGCTGTCCACCAGAAACTCGGCGTATAAATCATTCTTTTCCGTCGGCAAAAGCAGCTGCCTGTCCGCTGATTTCTCAATTCTCACCAGCCACCGCCGCAGCGTTCCGCCCACGTATTCGATGTTCTGCTCTTCAATGTTACTGAAAGTCGCCCGTTCCAGGTCCCCGATTTTGTGCGGTGGGATATGGAAAAAGGAAGCCATCCTCGTGTAAAGATACTTCTGCGTCTCCAGCATCTGCGCGTCCTGCGGCGAAATGTGGTTCTTATTGTATTTCATCCCCTCTTCCAGGATGAGTACCTGGTGCGATTTTTCCACGCCCTGGTGCTTATTTTTTAGTTGGTTCTCCCAGTTGGCCTGCGCTTCTTTGCCGAATTTACCGGGATGCTCCAGGTACCCCCCGAACGTCAGCCCGTTTTTAAATAACGTCGCCCCCATCTTCTCCGCCCCCCGCGCCGTGCCTATCAGGTTCCGCGCGTACGTCAGCGGCGTGTATCCTATCATTCCGTCGAACCCGAACCCCGGTATATGCCACACCCGGTGTGAAGGCAGCGTTATTTGCCCGTTATCGGACTGGTAAAGATATTCGATTTCTTTGGTTGTCCCGTTCCTGGTTTTCTCCACTTTGTCCGGGTCCATCAGCCATAGGAATTTGATGCGCAGCGGGTTTCCCTCTTCAAATTCCTTGTATATGTAGGAGTTCCCGTTATTCGCGCAGAGGTGATACATCATGGATTCGAAGAATGAATAACTGTCCATCTCCGGGTTCGGTTCATTGTGCAAGAGGAAATAAAGCGGATGTTCTGTTGCCCTCTCTCTTCCCTTCTGCTCCTTCCGCCGGTATAAATGCATCGGCAGGCTTGCCACGTCCCCCGCCAGCAGCGTTACGCAGCTCCAGAATGCCGTGTAATTGAGAGCGTTATCTGCCGTTACCGATATGCCGGCGTCGGTATCTTCATAGTTCATCTCGGTAAAAAATGTCTTATAATCCCCGCGGTAGCCCCCGCCCACCAGCCGCGCCCCGTTATAAAACGCTACGGATAGCGTCTTCCTGAAATCCTTTATCGCCCTCGTTATGGGATTAGCCATCTACATCTCCCCTGCCGGAATTTATAGGTCGTATACCAACGGACCCCGTGTCTCATAAATACTCTTCCCCGGCCCCTGGTGTTTTAGCGCCCTGTCCAGCGCCATGATGCTCGCTACTACCCCGTCTATCTTCTGCGTGCTCTTCGCCTTGTCCGGCGTCACGTTCCCCGCCTTGTCCCGCCACAGCACCAGGTTATCCACGTTCCAACGCAGCACCGGGTTGCCCCCATGCCTTAACCGCCCCCGGTTTTCCCGGTCCACCACCATGGCGATGAAATCTTTCGTCGGCGCGCTCATCGTCTTCCACCCCTGCCGGAACAAAACCAGTAGCGGATGCCCGTACCCCGCCGCCTTCTCCTCTATCACGAACCCGCGGCCCTGCAAATCCTGGATTATCTCCCAGCTCCCAAACGGGTCGTAGGCGAGTTCCCTCAAATCGTAATTCCCCCGCGCCTCATCGAGGTCGTCGAGGATGTATTTGTAATCGATGACGTTCCCCGGCGTGGCCGTCACCAGCCCCTTTTTTACCCACCGCGTATAAGGCACTTTGTCCTTGCGCTCCGCGTCCCGCATCGTATCTTCCGGTATCCAGTACTTCACAATGAGGTCGTATCCTGTCGGGCTGTTATCGTCCGGGAACACCAGCCCCCGCGCCGCCAGGTCGATTTTGCTGGCCAGGTCGAGGCCTCCGTAACACGCCCGGTGCAGGAGTTTGTCTTTATGGATGACTCCCGCGCACCCGTCCCAGTCCCGCAGCGGTATCGCTTTGATGTTGCTCTTCACCCACTGGTTCAGCCTCATCTGCCGGAACTGGTTTTCCAGGAACGGATTTTCCAGCGCGTCCTTATATTCCTTCGCCACCGTCTCCAGGGGAACGATTACATCCAGCGATGGATTGCACCGCCGCCACGTCTCCTCCCGCCCCCACGCCTCCGGGTCCGCCTGGTCATCTTCATCGCTCAAACCAAAGAATACCGCGTAAAACTCCGGGTCCTCGATGACGCCGTCGATGACCTGCCGCGCGTATTCGTGCACTTCCCAGCATATCGAGTTCCGGTCTATCCCCGCCGTCGTGAGGAAGACGAACAGCGGCTGCTCCCGCGCATCCCCCGAGCCGTATGTCATGACGTCATATAACCGGCGGTCCGGCTGGGCGTGCAGCTCGTCGAAGATTACCCCGTGGACGTTGTAACCGTGTTTTCCCGCTACCTCGCTCGATAGCGCCCGGTAAAACCCTCCCAGCTCGTAATTGACGATTCGGTATGTGGAGGGGATTCTCTTCCCCCGCAAATTGCCGTCCTCATCGAATTGCAGCGCCGGCTCCATCTCGAACATGTCCTTCGCTACGTCGAAGACGATTTTCGCCTGGTCCTTGTCCGCCGCCGCGCTGTAAACCTCCGCCCCCGCTTCCCCGTCCCCAAATAACAGGTAAAGGGCGATTGCCGCCCCAAGCTCTGATTTCCCGTTTTTCTTCGGGATTTCTATATAGACCTTTTTATACAGCCGCTTGCCGTTGGCCCGCTTCCAACCGAAGATGTCCCGGATGATTGAGAGTTGCCACGGCAGGAGGATGAATTGCTGCCCGGCCCATTTTCCCTTCGTATGCTTCAGCGCCTGGATAAAGTCGACCGCGTCCTGCGCGGCTCTCTCATCGAAGTAGCAGCCCCGCGGTATCTTGCGCTTTACCCCGGGCCGGTATATATCAGCGGATGCTCTCTTCTTCCCCGCCTTCTTCTTTACCCCGAGCGAAGTCGAGGAGTTAGTTCGAAATTTCCTGCTTGGCATCCATAAACCTCTGCATCGCGGATTTCCCGGTATCGGCTTTCTTGGCGCCGCCTCCGGCTATCCTTGCCCGGCTGGCCGGCGTCATCCCGAACTCCGCCGCAAATACCTTCACCATCTCCCAGGCCTGCTTCCGCGCGGAGAGCATCGGCTCCATAATCACGTTGCCATTAGTTGTGTACATCACCATCCCGTTGGATGGCCGGGTGGCGCGTTCGTCTTTCTTCTTGCTCCGTCTATATTCCCGGTGCAGTTTCCGTAGCCGCGCTATTTCCTGGTCCGCTTCCACCGCCGTCTGATACCAGGAGCAGTAACTCTCCAGCGCCGCATGGTCCACCTTCGTCAAAAGCTTCAGCCGGTACAGCTCCGGCGCCACACGGTTCCATTCCAGCCGCGCTACTCCTTTCAGAAAAGCCGGACACACCAGAACGCGGGCATCCCGTTCGGGCTGCGGCTCATTGGCCGGAAGCGGACGCTTTCCCGCGTTCCCCTCCAGCTGGAGTAATTTAGTTGGTTTTTTTGCCGGACCTGGCATCAAAGCTACCGTCCTGATTTTTCATTACTTTTTGCTATTTTTCTTAGGCCTTTTACGACCCCAAAGTTCCTTAATTCCGCCCCCGCGCGACTCCCCCCCCTGCCTAACCTGCGATTTTTCGCGTGAAGT